TGACAATCGCGGGTACTTTGAGCATGAGGACTACGGCGAAGAGTGGGGTGGTGGCCTGTGGTTCGAGGGCAAGAGTCTGACTGACTACGATGGTGTGTATGAGTTGCCCGCCGAAGTCATTGCAGGTATCCGTGAACTGGGCTACACCGTAGCCAAAGAATTTGAATAGGAGAGATTATGAAACACTTTATATTAGCTGTGGCTGTTGCACTTACAGGGTGTGGTTCGCTGGACAATAAGCCCGCGGTTACAGCGACTGAGTATGAAAGCTGCAACATCTACTACACCACAACCAAACCACCGGCGGCAAACGTAACGGTGGTACGCACCAAGAAGAAAGCAAAGAAAGGAGCAAAGCATGACTGACGAAGAGAAACGATTCGACCGCAGAGAAGAAGCGCGGCTCGATGATATGTATGACGCACAATGTGAAACGAAAGGAGGTGATATGACTGGTGCATTTAATAAGTGGTGGAACGATGACGGGTTGATCGAAGACAATCCATTCAGCAGAGATACCCCTGCGTTCTGGGCATGGGAGGGCTGGGTCGCTGGGGTAAGAGCAGAGCGCGAGGCGTGTGCACAAATTTGCGATGAGCAGATGGAGTGGGGTGAGATCAACAAATCAATGGCAGTCGCTGCGGGGAACTGTGCCGACTTAATTCGTGAAAGGGGGCAGTGATGAAATGCGAACGATGCGGCGAAGTTAATCCGGCTGAGATACATACCTGCTCACCACAGGAGCCGGTGGCTTGGTTTTGTGAACTGCCTGACAATAAAATTTCAATCAAAATCGTAGGCAAACCAACGGAGGGCAACTGGAAACCACTCTACACCGCCCCACCACAGCGCGAATGGCAAGGGCTGACGGAGAATGAAATCAAACACCTTTGGTACGAAGCGTGTCAGACAAATCTTGAATTAACTTCACAACTTATTGTGCATTTGGCTAGAAACATCGAAGCAAAACTAAAGGAGAAGAACACATGATCGACGCAAGAAAATTACAGTACTACACAACGTCTTACAAATTGCGCGGGTATGCCGAAGGGCTGGATGAGAACAGGCACGAGGCGCTAATTGCTATGCTGATGAAGGCAGCGATGCTGCTCGAAGAGGCGTGGGATGATTACCAACTGACGTTACCTGAAGACCAACGAGTAGGGAGTTAAACATGAAAGCATTTCCAACACACAGAGAAGAAGGCATGGACTTACGCGATTACTTTGCAGCGAAAGCGATGCAGGGGATGTTGGCTAACAAAGGGGTTATATACAACAAGAACGCGGATGCAGATGATAAAAGCGGAGCGGAACGTGCGTACAAAATAGCAAACGCAATGATGAAAGCAAGGGAGGAAAACCATGGATGACAACAACTGGGATGATGATCTGCCTGTGACAATTTTCTGCATTGTAGGGCTTGTTGCTATTTTAATTCTCGTGTTCATAGGTATCTTGTAGGCGAAGTACGTACTAACCTATTGACACTCTACCCGTAGTAATTTACCTTTCAATTTCCTTTAACCCCATCTGGAGGGACTATGCACGACAAGACCTTAGACAAGCAGGAGAACACACGCATCACGCCATACGACACAGGCAAGATCAAGATCGGCGTGTACTACGAACCGCCACGCCCAGTGCAGGACGAAGATGAGATCGCACTGCAAGACGCATTGCTTGGGGGTAAGTGGAGACCGGGAGCATCCGCTAAAACAAACTGGCAAGTGATCGCCTTGGTAGCGGGGGGTCTCTTGGTTTACGTAATTGGTGTATCCCTTATGCTGAGGTAATCATGTCCGACTTAGCCACTGCACTACAAAAAGCAATTGAAAACAAACTAAACAAGGAGAAGCAAATGCAAACACGTACAACCACACCAGAGAACGTCAAACAAATCATCGACCAGTGGGCAAAAGACGACCCCCGCGATGACGCAAGGTCTCGCTTACCCCACGCATTCAAGCCCACCAACAACGTCAGCCGTGAGACGTTCAATGCAGTACGGGACAACCCACGACTGCAACACAAAGACATAGCCCGTATGCTATCTAACCGTGGCTTTAACCAAGCCTCTATAGGTTCTCTGCTTACGCAGATGCTTAACTGTGGCATGGTCACAAGGGATGACAACGGGCGCTACACGGCGCTGCAAAAAGAATACACTCCGATCAAGGCAAGCATGAAGGCGAAGACTAAGAAAAAAGCCGCTGTGCCGGGAGTAAAAAAGAAAGCAGAGAAGGCAGGCATTGCCGCGCTGAATACGCAGGATACTGTGGCCAAAAAGCTAGTGGTTATACGTAAGCAGGAAGCCGATGCCCCGGCCTTTGACCCAGAGCAACTACTATCAACACTTTCTTTCTCGCAGGTCATGGCGCTGTACAAAAAAATTAAGACCATGGTGGGAGAGGCATGATGCAGCCAGAAATAAACAAACAGCGCGTCTACGACGCCATGCTTATCAAGGGCTTCAGGAAAGACGTAACCATGGGGATGGTTAATTATTGGCTTAGGCCGTACAACATACACACACCTGACCCTGAGCTTAAACGTCAGCCACCACCGTTTAACATACGCGCCCGTGTATTTGTAGGGGAGTGGTTGAAGCCTCTGGCAGATCGTTTGTGGGACACCCAACCAGATCAGGATATAAAGACACTGGATTGGATGGCAAAATTAGAAAATCAAAGAAATCAAAAAATACAAAAAGAACTCAATAAAATAAAACGGCAGACAACCATTGATGAAGGGCGTAGTGATTTGCTGAGGAAAAACCTTGAGCGAAAACGCGAAAGCAACCAGTGGCACATCACAAAACCCACAAGAAATTTAAGGAGAGTTAAATGAGATTCTGGGTCTATGATGACGAGGGGGTATTGTTTCGCAAGTTCCATGACCGGCATGACGCAGAGAAGTTTATACAGCCGGGCTGGAAGCTTGTGACCAAGCCCAAAGAGAAAGAAGTTAAACCAACCGAAGAAACACACGGGAGGGCTATTTGGTGAATGTAAGAACTAAACCAACTTTAAGAGAACTGGCCGATTATCTTGACGATCATGCAAGAAGCTATATGGACAACGAAGCCGCTTCTGCGTTGCGTAAGTACTCCGCGCTATCCAAGGTGTCACACGAAATGGTCATGGCCAAGACCCACGAGGCCAGCAAAGCCGCGTACTGTGAAATGATTGACCTGATAAAAGGAAAACAGAATGAGTGAAAAACTGGCGATTGCCTTCTACGTGTGCGTGGCTTTATTTGCTCTTTATTACGGAGTGCAGGTTGTTTCAACAGAACCGGTAAAGCTTCCCTGCGGGGTGTCAGAGATCAGCCCAGACTTTGATAACGCGCAACGTGAGCAGTGCAGACAAGTAAGAGGGCGCAAGCTATGAAGTGTCCATCGTGCGACAGCACAAAAATCCACACGTACGACACACGGCGCGTCGAGGACAAGGTAGTGCGAAAGCGACGATGTACAGAATGCAAAGAACGGTTCTACACGCTGGAGCAGTACATGTCCGAAGATGAACTAGAAGAAGTCCAAGAACTGCGAAGAAAGCAAGCACTCGATGACCCCAGAGAAAAAAGTCAAAGCGAAGGTGAGGAAGCTGCTTGATGAGCTTTGCATCTATTACTTCTTCCCTGCTACGCACGGCTATGGTCGCTCTGGGGTGCCTGACATTGTTGGGTGCTTCATGGGTTTGTTCGTGGCCATTGAGTGCAAGGCAGGGAAGGGGCAGCTTACGGCTTTGCAAGAACGCGAAATTGAAAGAATTATAGAAGCCAAGGGCTTCACCTTTGTTGCCCGTGAGGACAACATTGACGAACTAAGGGAGCTACTAACATGTCTGATCCAAGAGCTTTTGCCCAACGCATAGACGCAATGAGTGAAGAAGAGAAGGAACACTTTCGTGGTGTTATTGATTCATTGTCTCGATGCTACGGCAAGAATGCAGCACAAGGTGTAGTCATCATCTCTATTCCAGAGAGTCCAGTGCATGAAGTTATATCGTTAAACGCAACGGACATGGAAGCACATAATTTAATCAAGTCCATTGAAGATTACTTTATGTTTATAAATACAATGGACGCACCATCAAAGGAGAAATTTAATTGAGCAAACCATACGAACGACTCATCGTTCTGGACTACGAGACAGCATGGGGTAGGGGTGTCAAGCTGGGGTTCTCGTGCCAGACGAATGAGGAGTACTTGCGTGACCCACGCTTCAAGGCATGGGGTTTGTGTTGGAAAGACTATGGTGACCCGTTACCTGCTACGTGGATACGAGGCCGTGACATCGAGAAGTGGGCGAAAGATTTTGACTGGAGTAAGACCGCAGTCATCGCTCAGAACGCGCTGTTCGATGTGTCCATACTGGCGTGGGTGTACGGCTGTCATCCAGCGTTTATCTTCGACACGCTCTCCATGGGTCGGGCGGTGCGTGGTGTTGAGGCGGGCAACAGTCTGAAGAAGATGGCTGAGGACTTCGGTCTTGAGCCAAAGGGGGATGGGTTGAGTTCGTCTGAGAATTATCTGGACGAGTTGCCGTTCCACGTTGAGCAAGAGTTGGCGGACTACTGCCGCCACGATGTGTATCTGTGCGAAGAAATCTTTAAGCGTTTGGTTGACGGCTACCCTGCGTCCGAATTGCGGCTGATCGACATGACGCTGAAGATGTACACCCAACCACGCTTGGTATTAGATCAAGCGCTTTTGTTCCAAGCCATTGAAGAAGAAAGGACAACACGTGAAGAACTTTTGGCGCGACTTAACGTGGACGATGCACAGCTTGCGAGTAACCCTAAGTTCGCGGATATTCTGGTTAAACTGGAGTGCAGAGTTCCATATAAGAAGAGCAAGACGACAGGTAAGCAGACGTTGGCTCTGGCTAAAAATGACGCTCTGTTCCAAGCATTACTACATGGCGACAAAGAAGATGTCCGACTCTTATGCGAAGCACGACTCCGAGTTAAATCCACGACTGAGCGCACACGAGCGCAAAGATTCTTAGACATCTCCAGCAGGGGCGCACTACCCGTACCACTGGCCTACTATGGTGCGAGTACTGGGCGGTGGACAGCAGCCAAGGGGAGCGCCATCAACATGCAGAACTTGAAGCGTGGCAGCTTCCTGCGCAAAGCGATCATGGCTCCTGATGGGTACGCACTGGTCGTGGGTGACTTGTCTCAGATCGAGCCAAGGGTACTGGCATGGCTGTCGGACTACGATGAGATGCTGGGCATCTTCCGCGCAGGGGGAGACCCTTACGCTGCCTTCGGGGCGCAGATGTTTAACATCCCCGGCATGACCAAGGACAGCCATCCGGATTTAAGACAAAGTGCAAAATCCGCTTTACTGGGTGCAGGTTACGGCCTTGGGTGGGCATCGTTTGCAGCGCAGTTGCTGACCGGCTTTCTGGGGGCACCGCCTGTGCGGTACGACATGGAGTTCGCCAAGAAGCTGGGCGTGACTAAGGAGTTCATCGAGAAGTTCCTGTCGTGGGATGACAACGTCACTAAGCTGGAGGAGATACCCCACACCTGCACCACCAAGGAACTCTTAATACATGCAGCAGCCTCCAAGAAGATCATCGACATCTACCGGGCAACCGCCCACCCAGTTGTTTCCTTTTGGGAAATGTGCGGCAACCTGTTGGAGTCGGCGCTTTACGGCGGCAAGGAGTTCAGGTATAAATGTCTAATCTTCCGCAAGGGCGAGATCGAACTGCCCAACGGAATGAAGCTGCTGTATCCAGACTTACGCACTGAAAAAGACGAGAAGGGTAGGAGCCAGTATGTATACGGGCCAGACGCTACCAAGCTGTATCCGGGCAAGATAACAAACAACGTAACACAAGGTGTTGCGCGTATCGTCATGACTGATGGAATGCTACGGGTATCAAAAAGGTACCCTGTGGTTGGAACAGTGCACGATGAACAGATTGGTATGGTGCCGGAAGATGAAGCCGCTGAAGCTCTGAAATGGGTTTTGGCGCAGATGACTATGGAGCCGAAGTATTTACCGGGCATCCCGTTGTCGGCAGAGGGTGGTACACACAAGCGTTATGGTATGGCTAAAAACTAAAAGGAGAAGCAATGGATAAAACCAGAAGAAAACAATTAGAGTTACCACGCAAGATCAGGGTGGGCAAGAAGATGTACACGATCGACATACTGGAGACGATGCTCAAAGACGGTGACATGGCACGTGTTCATTATGATCGCAACCGTATCGAGGTAGGCAAGAAGAGTGGCGTCACTGGACGGCGCTACTCAAGAAAAGAAATGAACGATTCGTTCTGGCATGAGTTGGTACACGCCATTCTGTACGACATGGATGAGCATCGACTGAACAAGAACGAACGATTCGTTACCGAGTTTGCACACCGACTATCTGAAGCAATTGACTCCGCGAGGTTTGAATGAATAAGGTTGTCTGGTCGCACAGTGCCTTGAAGGATTACGAGGGCTGTGCCAAGCGGTACCAAGAGGTGAGGGTCTTGAAGAACTACCAGTTCAAAGAGACCGAGGCCACCAAGTACGGCACCGAACTGCATAAGGCTGCGGAAGATTATGTGCGTGACGGTACCCCTATCCCGGAGCAGTTTGCGTTTGTCCAGCCAACGCTGGAGGCGCTGATTGCCAAGCCGGGAAGGAAGCTGTGCGAGTACCAGATGGCGCTGACCATTGACCTGAAGCCCTGCGGCTGGAAGGATAAGGAAGTATGGGTCAGGGGTATTGCAGACTTGCTGATTATCGACGACGATAACCTGACTGCTTGGATTGTGGATTACAAGACAGGCAACAACAAATACCCAGACCGAGAGCAGCTAAAGCTCATGGCCATGATGGTGTTTGCGCACTTCCCGCACATTCGAAAAGTGAATGCTGCGCTGTTGTTTGTAGTAAAGAATGACATGGTCAAGCTGAGTATGACCGTGGATGAAGCCGAGCCAGCATGGTGGGATTATCGGGAGCGCATTGCCCGCATCGAACAAGCGCATGACACAGGCATATGGAACCCAAGACCTTCTCCGTTATGCCCGTGGTGTCCTGTAACCACCTGCCCTAGCCACCCAAGGAGTTAACTATGCTTAATTTTGGATGTGAAGTAGAACACATGAGCGTCAATTTCAACCACCACATCGGTGCCCTGCATGTATCAGAAGGGCAGATGCCTGACATGATGGGTACAGTGCGTTCCTTTCTTGCGATAAACGAAGACATCAGACGCATTGAAACTTACGTAGATGGTGCGCCCGACACGCTGTACTTGTACCTTGAGCAAACCAATAAGTGGCAAGCCTTTCCTCCAACCCAACCAGTTTTTGGAGAAATCAAATGACACGCAACTACAAGTCCGAGTACGACAACTACCACGGCAAGCCAGAGCAAGTTAAAAACCGTGCCGAGCGAGTCAAGGCTAGGCGCATGATGGAGAAGACAGGCGCTGTCACTAAGGGTGACGGCAAAGATGTAGACCACAAGAAACCTCTGCGTTCAGGCGGCACAACAACAAAGAGCAACCTCAGAGTTCGCAGCAAGTCAGCAAATAGAAGCGATAATAAATAGGGGAAGTAAATGCAAATTGTCGATAACAAAGCGTTGCTGTTTCGCACTCGCAACCCAGACAAGTATCGTGTCATTCCGAAACATAAAATATTGAATAGGAGCGATGATGGTTCAGCGGAGATCGCAGTTTATTGGGGACTTGATGAAGCGCGTGTCCTCAAAAACCTTGGCGTCAAAGATGTTCCTTCGCCTATTACTAGGCGGTACAACTGGCCGGGTAAATACACACCGATGGCGCATCAGATTGAAACATCGGCGTTTCTCACTATGCATAAGAAAGCGTTCGTGTTTTCGGAGCCGGGCACAGGCAAGACTCTTTCGGCACTATGGGCAGCAGACTACCTAATGAACCGTGGTGATGTGCGGCGGTGTTTGATTCTTTGCCCGCTGTCCATCATGCAGTCAGCGTGGTTAGGTGACTTGAACAACAGCATCATCCATCGCTCTGCCATCATCGCGCATCATGCGCAGGCTAGTCGCCGTATCGAGATGGTTCAGCAAGACTATGAATTTGTGATTGCTAACTACGATGGACTGAACTTGATTGCAGACGAGATCGTTAATGATGGGCGCTTCGATCTCATCATTGTTGATGAAGCCAATGCGTACAAGACCATGACCACCAAGCGTTGGAAGGCGTTGAAGTCTATTGTCGGACCCAACACGCACCTGTGGATGATGACGGGCACTCCTGCATCGCAGTCTCCTGCCGATGCGTATGGCTTGGCACGACTCGTCAACCCTGATGGTGTGCCCAAGTTCTTTACAGGCTGGCGCGACAAGGTGATGAACAAAGTCACGCAGTTCAAATGGATGCCCAAGGCCAGCGCAGCGGAGGACGTTCATGAAGCCTTGCAGCCCGCCATTCGCTTTACAAAAGAGCAGTGCCTTGACTTGCCGCCTGTACTCACCATGACACGTGAGGTAGCCCTCACTCCGCAGCAAGCCAAGTACTACAACTTGCTCAAAGAACGCATGATGGTGCAAGCAGCAGGTGAAACCATCACGGCTGTGAATGCCGCTGCGGGGGTATCCAAGTTACTGCAAATATCATGCGGTGCAGCATACACAGACGACAAAGAAGTTGTTGAGTTCGATGCTGCCCCACGGCTGGCTGTGCTTGAAGAAATATTGGAAGAGACTTCGCGTAAAGTTATCATCTTCGCTTTATTTCGTAGCACCATCGACACCATCCACAAGCACTTGCTTAAGAAAAACATCGCAACAGAGGTCATTCACGGCGACATTACGCCGCCCAAACGCGCTGACATTATTCGTAGGTTCCAGACAGAGAAAGACCCACGAGTGCTTGTCATGCAGCCTCAAGCAACTGCACACGGTATCACCTTGACCGCTGCGGATACGGTGGTGTTCTTCGGTCCGTTGATGTCTGTTGAACAATATATCCAGTGCATCGCACGGGCTGACCGCAAGGGTCAGGACTCAGACAAAGTTACGGTTATTCACATACAAGGAAGCCCGATTGAGAAGCGCATGTTCAAGGCGCTGGAGGGCAAGGTCACAGATAACACTCTGCTAACGCAGATGTTCAACGCTGAAATAAAAACGTGAAAGGGGGTTGCAAACGAAAAAGGTTTTAGGTAATCTGTCAAACGCTTGACAAAATAATAGGAGAAGCAAATGAATGACGAGATCATTCCGCTGGACAAACTTGCGCGTATTTATCGCAAGATCAAGACGGAGATCGACTCGCTGACGCAAGAGTACGACACTAAGTTGGAAGCACTCAAAGCACAGCAAGACGAACTTCGTTTCGCAATGAAAGACCAGATGAAGGCGCTCGGCGTCAAGTCGGTCAACACCGCCTTCGGCACTGTGTCATTGGTAAACAAAACCCGTTACAACACGCAAGACTGGGACTCGTTCAAGAAGTTTATTGTCGAGCACGATGTCGTTGACCTGTTGGAAAAACGGATTGCGCAATCCAATATGGCGCGGTTCCTTGAAGAAAATCCGGCGCTTGTACCACCCG